TTAAACACAGAAAAAAGGAGTCAAGTTATTAGAGATGATTTACTTGTAAATGCTGGATATACACCGAGTTACACAAGACAAGTAGAAGATATGCTTGCTACACAAACAACCCAAAATGATGTATTTTAATGCAAAATTTATTTAAAAAGGCTGCTTGTTTTACTGATATTCATTATGGAATGCGTAATAATAGTCGTACCCATAATTTGGATTGTGAAGAATTTGTTAAATGGTTTTGTGATACTGCTAAACAAAATTACTGCGAAACGGCAATATTTTTAGGAGATTGGCATCATCATAGAGCCACAATTAATGTCAGTACACTTAATTACACTGTAAGTGGTATAGAATTTCTCAGTAAAAACTTTGAGCATGTTTATATGATCATGGGCAACCATGATTTATATTACAGAGAAAAACGTGAAATTAACAGTGTTCCTTTTGGTAGACTATGGGACAATGTAACAGTTGTAAACGATATCTTTACTGCAGGAGATGTGACAATTGTTCCTTGGTTAGTTGAAGATGAATGGCGTAAAATGAGCAAATGTAAAAGCAGATATATGTTTGGTCATTTTGAATTAAGCGGATTTAAAATGAATGCCATGGTAGAAATGCCAGACCATGGTGGACTAAACATGACCCATTTTCCTAATCAGGAATATGTTTTTTCTGGTCATTTCCATAAAAGACAGAAAAAAACAAATGTACATTATATTGGTAATGCATTTCCTCACAATTTTGCAGATGTGTGGGATGACGACAGAGGCATGATGATACTGGAGTGGGACGGAGTACCTGAGTACATTAACTGGCCTATGTGTCCTAGATTTATTACTACAAAGCTCAGTGAATTGATGGACAATACAGATAATTTGTTGCTCCCCAAAACTCATGCTAAAGTAGATTTAGATATTGATATTACATACGAAGAGGCCAACCTTATCAAAGAAGAATATACAAAAAATTATCCTATAAGAGAAATTATATTAATACCTCCTAAACATGTGGATTTTGATCATGATACTGAAATATTGCTGGAATGTGAAACAGTTGACAAGATTGTGATAAATCAGTTACAATCAATTGAGAGTGAAAGTATCAAAACTGGTAAACTTTTGGAAATCTATAATAATCTATCTTAATGCTAGTAATACATAATTTAACTGTAAAAAATTTCATGAGTGTAGGGAATGTCACACAAAGTGTGACATTTGATGATAGCGGACTTACTCTAGTACTTGGTAATAATTTGGATTTGGGTGGAGATGGTAGTAGAAATGGCACAGGAAAAACCACAATAATTAATGCTTTGAGTTATGCTCTGTTTGGAGGAGCATTGACTAGTATTAAAAAAGACAATCTAATCAATAAAACAAACAGTAAGGGTATGTTGGTTACTGTGGATTTTTCTGTCAATGCAGATAGCTACAGAATAGAACGTGGTAGAAAACCCAATATTTTTAAATTTTTAGTTAACAGTCAAGAAGTAAATGAAGAAGACACTGATGAAAGCCAGGGAGAAAGCCGTAAAACACAGGAATATATCAACAAAGTACTTGGTTTAAATCATAATCTATTCAAACATATTGTCAGTTTAAACACATATACTGAACCTTTTTTGAGTTTGCGTCCTAATGATCAACGTGAAATCATTGAACTACTGCTAGGTATAACTCAACTTAGTGAAAAAGCTGAAGTACTAAAAGAACAAATTAAAAACACAAAAGATTCTCTTAAGGAAGAAGAAATCAAAATCAAAACCATACAACAAAGTAACGAAAACATACAAAAAAGCATTGATGATATCAAACGTAGAGAAAAACTTTGGCAAACCAAACAGGACAACACAATATCAGAATTAATAGCAGAACATTCTAGATTAAGTAAAGTAGATATTGAAGCTGAATTACAAAATCACAAAGCATTAGATGAGTACAATACAAATAAACAAGAACTAACAAATTTACTAGCACAAACAAAACAGGACAAGTTAAAGCAAAAAAAATATAGTGAAAAAATAGACAAATATCTTGTGGAAATAGAATCATTAAAAAACAATGTGTGCTATGCTTGTAATCAATCATTACACGACACACCTGAACACAAAGATATCATAGTCGCAAAACAAAATACACTAGAGTCTGAGCAACAATGTTTAAACAAATTAGAAAATACAATTACTGAGAACCTAAAGCAAATCAAAACTTTGGAAAAACAGTCCAAAAAACAACCAAAAGTTTTTTATGATAGCTTACAGGAAGCATGGAATCACAAAACAACAGTGGAACAATTAGAAAAAAAACTATTGGAACTTGAACAAGAAATTAATCCTTATACAGAACAAGTAGAGTCTTTAACTACAACTGCAATACAAGAAATAGATTGGACAGAAATAAATAGGTTAAACGACTTGTATACACATCAAGATTTTTTGTTGAAGTTATTGATCAAACCTGATAGTTTTATACGTAGAAAAATTATAGATCAAAATTTAAAATATCTGAATTCCAGACTAGGATTTTATCTAGATGAAATTGGCTTACCACATCAAGTAAAGTTCTTAAATAATTTGGATGTAGAAATTACAGAACTAGGAAGAGATTTAGACTTTGATAATTTAAGCAGGGGGGAACGCAACAGATTAATCTTAAGTTTAAGTTGGGCATTTAGAGATGTATATGAAAGTTTAAATATTCCTATTAATTTTGTTTGTATTGATGAATTAATTGATAGTGGTATGGATTCGGTTGGAGTAGATTCTGCTATGGCTGTTCTAAAGCGTATGAGTAGACAGCTAAATAAAAATATATTCTTAATCAGTCACAGAGATGAATTACAAACAAGAGCAGAATCTATTTTACACGTTACAAAAGAAAATGGATTCACTCAATACAACACAACCAAAGAATTTGTAACAAATGCCTAATAAAAGCAAAATAAAAGGCAGTACTTTTGAAAGAGAAGTTGCAAAAGACTTGTCAGACCTGTATAATGAAAGTTTCATAAGGGTTGCTAATAGTGGCGCTTATGTAGGAGGTGCTAATTACCATAGAGTAAATACACTTAGCGAAGGGCAAGTACAAAGCAGTAGAGGAGATATCCAACCACCTGACGGATGGAGTTTTTTCAATTGTGAATGTAAAAGCTACAGCGATTTTCCTTTTCATCAGTTGTTATTTCAAGGTAAAATACCTATATTAGAAAAATTTTTATCTCAACTTATGGATGTAGCTAAACCAGGAGATTTAAATTTGCTAATAATGAAATTCAATAGAAAAGGAAAATATGTAGTTTTTGAAAATAATTTATTAAACAAACATATTAAAACAAACAGATACGTATCATACACAGACGAACATAATAATACTTGGGCTATTACTGGATATAGAGACTTTTGGCAATTAAATAAAAATTCTGTACAAACACTGGCTAATACTGGCATACTTTAGGCTAATACCTTACCAACACTGGCTAACATCATATTTCATAGTTTAATATAGTGACACTACGGTTGCTGTAGCGCAACTTTGCCGAGTTCAGGGAGTTGAGATGACTCGCGATTGGACCTGTTCGGATGCAAATCACAGAGGCATAAACTACCTCATGTTGAGGAGGTGACTTCTCTAGGGCTGCTCGGCCCCTAAATGAGTAAGAGTGGGCACTCTTGTGCAGTTAGAACCCACAAGGTAAGATATTTTTTGTATTCCTAGGAAATATCTAATACCTGCGTTGTAAGCTGTCTATAAAATCGTACCGCACAACCGCGATTTCCATTATATTTTGGTTAGACTTAGGAATATGTGATGAGTTGCTTGGATAGATCGCACTTGGCCAATTCAGGCTAAGTGCGACTTCCTACTTGGATAGATATTCTTTTAATCGAATAGGAAAAAAATATTTCTTAGCGATAGCTAAGAAAAGCAATGAACCGAAGGTTCGATTGCTCTAATATCTTTTTTGGTTTATACTATTATTTTCTTTTTCTATTTTATTTGTATATGTTTTAATAAGATGGTCTATATCTCTTATGGTCATGCAATGTAGTTCTAAATAGCTTAGATTAGGCAAATATATAATACATTGTGCTATTTTATCTTTAATGGCTCCTAAATCACTTTTATATGTTTCCAATAGATCTGGTATATCATGTGGTTGGCAATTTAGAAGCCTTTTTCGAAAAAATTGCTGTTATTGAAATCCACTTCTTGTTCAAATTCTTCACCACATTCTGGAGTAGGGCATTTTAACTTAAATTTCTTTTTTACTGTATTAACATTTAATTTTTTAATTAAATCATTTAACTTGTTATAATTTAATTTATCTAGCTGGTAAACAAAATCGTTTATGTTAGCTCTATCATGTACTGTTTCATTAGGTAGTTCTACTTTGTAAATACAGTTAGCAATCATTGTTAATTGTGTTTTTATAAAATTGTCTCTTTTTTCTTTAATTTCTTGTTGGTTATCATTTAAACTTTTATTTAAATTCTGATTATCTAAATTTCTTAGAACGCTTTGATATTCAAATTCTGCAATTTCTATCTTCTGACTATCTACATAACTAAAAGGTTTCACAAAACATTTTATTTCTTCATTTACATGAAAAAATGGATATGTTTCTATAAATGTAATATTATCTAAAAAATTTCCAATATTTAATTCTAAACTGTTTTTTTCTTTACATTTTGGGCAAGTACTTGTAAACTCTAAATTTTCTCCATATGTAGCATGTCTGATGCTGATCAAAATTACATCTAAATCAATAATAGGAACCTCAGCAGGATTTTTAATATCTGGACAACAACTACTAATTAAATTTAGAATAGCTTCACCATTTATTAAAGCCTCAGGATTTTTAAGCATAAGCTCATCGTTGGCTGTCATTGCCTTGACAGCCAATTGTCCATCTATACCAAGTTTGATTCCATCAAAATAAAATTTTCCTTGACTAGGTAACATGCAATAAACTTGAGGTTTGCGGTAATAATCCAATAGGGAATTTGTCATTTTTTCCTTGATAAATAATTTTATATAGTATTTACTTAGGAAAATCTGTGGCTAATATTCAAATTAATATTCCTGGTAGTGGAACTGTCAGTGTTCCTGAGTGGGCTACTGAGGATAGTTTACAAAGTTTGTTACAATGGATGAAAATTAACAGCTCTAGTATGGCTGGTTCCAGTAATAGACGTCATAGGCAAACAATTCAACAAACTCAACAATCTAATAATAATGTAGTTGGAAAATTAAAAAATGTTTATGATGCAACTATAAAAAATTATTCTACAAATAGTAATATACTAAAAGATCTAAAAAATAATTTATCTACAGAATTTATTAAAAAAGGTGGAAGTATAGGATTAGCAGTTGATACTATGGTAAATGCTATAGGAGTAGTCATAGATGTATTTAAGGAACTGGAAGCACCTTTAATGGCATTAACTAATGTAGGAGTAGGATTAAATGCTAGTTTGCGAGACATCACTTCAGGAGCATTACAATTCGGTCAAACATTAGATCAATTTAGTAATACTTTAATTGCTGCAGGTACAGGATTACAAGTTTTACAGGATTCATCAGACAATGCTGGACAAGCAGCAGTAGCATATGGAAATCTTATTAGCAGCATAAAAAATGCTACTAGAGAGCATAATTTTTATGGCATGAGTTTAGATCAAATAAATCAAATCACAAATGATCAGCTGGAATTGGCTCGTTTAGAAGGACTACAGACAGATAATATAGGCGATCAAATACAAAAAAGGGTATTAGAAGTAGCTACTGTAACTACAAATTTAGCTAGGCAAACTAATAGAGATAGACAAAGTTTAATAGATGCTGTTCAAGATGCTGTTAGAGATGACGACCTTCTTGCTTATATGAAAGCTCAAGGTGATCCTGAGTTAATGAATAAATTAAGTAATAATATAGCAGTTTTGAGTGCAGGGTTAGGTCCTGATGTAGGGAACGCTATTGCTGGAATACTTACTAAGAGCATAAGTCAAGGCATTCCTCTAGAAGGTGTGAGTCCTATGATAGCAGAGCTTGGAGCAATTACTGGAGGACAAAGCAATCAAATACTTAGAGATTTACAACAAGCTATACAACAAGATGATACTGCAAGAGTAGCTGAATTAACTAATCAATTTTCTAATGCTTTACGAGATGCTAATACTGAAAATCAACAATTGATAAGCATAATGTCTAATCAAAACAGTGAAGCTGCACGTTTTTTACAACAAACAATAGCTCAGGCTCAACCTCTTACAGCAGATGATTTTACTAAGTTTACTGGAGAAATAGGAGATACTACTCAAGCTTTAGATCGAGCAGTATTAGGTCTTAGAGATTTGCGATTAGATTATGAAAGCTTTATAAATGCATTAAAAGTAGGTGGTTTAGGTATAACAGCATCAGAAATTAGCGATTTGTTCGGAGGGTCGAATACAGATACAAGTATGACTAGGGACTCTATAGAAGGTGTAAGAAATTTTATAGCTGAAATGTTAGAAACAACAAAATTTGGACAAGAGCTAACTAAATCTTATGTAGAAAATAACATAAATGCATTAAAAGATAAAATAAAAAATCAAGCAGAAACTTCTGATAATAATTTATCAACCAAACAAGCTACAATACCGCCAGCTGGTCAAGAGAGTACAAATCAAATAAAAGATATTAATAATGATGTATTAAATTACTTAGAAGAAATGCTCAAAAGTATACAAGTAGAAAATATTGCACCTGAAAAATTACAAAAAACATTACAAGATATAGACTCATTAAACCTACAATTAAAAAATGCAGAACAGATGCGATTAAACATAGAGGAGTTTGAAAAAGAGACGAAGAAAAGCAGACAAAGAGAACAATTAGAAGATGACGCCAATCAAGCTATGAAAGATTTACCTAGTGCTGTGAAAGATCTTGCTATTGCACTAAAAGAAACTGATCCTAATATGAAGATGATAAAGATAGATGAAGCAATTTTAAAATTAGATAGAAATAAAATGAATAAGAGGGAAACAGTTGGAGCAAGTTGATAAATATTTTATATAAACAGGAAATTTAATGAGCTGGAAAAAACACTTTTCTATATACAGGAAAAAAACAGATTCTGTAAGCAAATCAGGCAATGGTGAGGCTAGTAGACATACGAGGTTTAATAATTGGTTACCTGAAGTTTACAGTGGGCAACCTAATAGAATAGAAAGATATCAGCAATATGACCAAATGGATGCTGATAGCGAAATAAATCAAGCTTTAGATACCATAAGTGAATTCAGCACTCAATTTAAAGATAATAAAAATATACCCTTTGATTTTAGTTTTGTAGATGATGCAAGTGAAGCAGAAATAGAAGTTTTGAAAAACACACTTGATCAATGGTGTGATTTAAACCAATTTGATAGAAAAATATTTCGTATTTTTCGTAACTGCATAAAATATGGAGAACAATTTTTTATTAGAGATCCAGAAACTTTTGAATTATATTGGGTTGATCCTACAACAGTTACTAAAGCAATAGTTAATGATGCCAAAGGTAAAGAAGTAGAGCAATATGTTGTAAAAGATTTAGCTCCTAATTTAACTGAAAAAGTAGCTAGCGAAGTTGTTGCACATAGTAATCAATATAGCACATTAGGCGATTTAAGAAAAGGCGGAATAGTACAGCAAACACAATATGGATCAGGTGGTCAAAGTACAAGTGGTTTTGGAACAGAAGCTGAAATGGGAGTAGATGCCAAACACATGATTCATTTAAGTATGACAGAAGGTATGGATGGAAACTGGCCTTTTGGTAATAGTTTATTGGATCCAGTTTACAAAACCTACATACAAAAACAATTACTGGAAGACAGTATAATTATATATCGTGTACAACGAGCTCCTGAAAGACGTGTGTTTTATATTGATACAGGAAATATGCCTGCTCACAAGGCTATGAGTTTTGTAGAACGTGTAAAGAATGAAATACACCAAAAACGTATACCTACTAGAAGCGGTGGGGGTAGTAGTGTACTAGATGCAAGTTATAATCCATTAAGCATTATGGAAGATTATTTTTTTGCACAAACTGCTGAAGGTAGAGGAAGCAAAGTAGAAGTGTTGCCAGGTGGTGATAATTTGGGCGAAATAGACGATTTAAAATACTTTAACAACAAAATGATGCGAGCTTTAAGAGTTCCTACAACTTATATCAGTACAGGTCCAGAAGATAGTACAGCAGTTTATAGTGATGGTAGAGTAGGAACTGCATTTATAAGTGAATTTCGTTTTACAAAGTACTGTATGCGATTACAAAATAATCTTAGTAGATATTTTGATAAAGAATATAAAATGTACTTAAAATGGAAAGGTATTAATATAGATACTAGTATTTTTAATTTATGTTTTAACGAACCACAGAACTTTAGTGCTTATAGAGAGGTTGAATTAAACAATAGTTTAGTAGGTGTATTTGGTAGTATAAGTGAAGTTCCTTACATTAGTAGACGTTTTGCATTAAAGAAATACCTACAATTAAGTGAAGATGAAATTGTTGAAAATGAAAAAATGTGGCAAGAAGAACAGGCTGATGAAGTAGATAGTTCAGACATAGAAGAACCAGGTTTAGGAAATGTAGGAGGAAGACCTCTTGAACAAGGAGGAGTAGACTTAGAGGGTGCTGACGAAGAACCCATAGAAGATGCAGGTGCTCCGGGAGATGCAGGTAGTGATGCAAGTCCAATTAGTGGAGCAGAAGCCATACAACCGGTAGGACCTACACCAACAGGAGGACAAAATAATGCTGCTTAAAGAAGAGTATGATGAGACTAAAGACCAAAGCATAAGTAGATCCTATAAAAAGGATGTTAGAAAACAAATTATAGGTTTGAGAGATTTAAATAAATTAAGAAAATTACGAGAAAAGAAAAATTTAGATATGGAAAAACGAAGAGATGTATACAAAATGATGTATGCTAGACCTAAAGAGGCGCCACCTGATTTAGGTTAATTTAAATAATTCCAGTCTTTTTCGCCCAAAATTAGCCCATTTGAAACATATTTCTACCTTCTTGAGTAAATAATACTACAGTTTTGTTGTCTATTTTTTATAGGAGCTTATAATGACTACACGAGATAAACTAGAAAAAGTACTCGAATATATTATAAACGAGGAATCAGAAAAAGCGAGTGATTTGCTCCATGATGTTTTTGTGGAAAAGGCTCGTACAGTTTATGAAGATTTAATGGGTCAAGATGAAGATCTTGAAGACTATGAGGAAGAAATTTCCAGTGACGAAATTGCTGAAGAAGAAGATGAAGAAGAAGACATGGAAATGGACATGGATGATGCTACAGCTGATGTAGCTGATGATATGGCTATGGATGTAGAACCAGAAATGGATGATGAAGGTGATGCACCTGATGAAATTGAAAGCAATTTTGAAAAAGTGGAAGACGCTATTGAAGAACTACGCCAAAGCTTCCAGGCAATTTTAGGCGGTGAAATGGAAGAACCAGAAGGCGATGACATGGAAGACGAAATGGGAGCCATGGATAGTTCAGAAGAAGATATGATGGATAGTTTAGAAAATGAAGAAGAAAATGTAGACGAAGAAGTAGAGCTAGATGAATCTGATGACGAAGATGAAGATCTAGAAGAAGACTACGACTACGTAGATGAAGCAGCAATTAGACCTAAACATGCAGAAAAGTTAAAAGGCAAGAAAAAAGCTGCAGAATATCAAAGAGATCAAGCAGTTGAGCCTAAAGGAAAAGGCAAAAAGAAAACAGACGAAGCTTATGAGATGGTAGATGAAGCAGCAACTTTAACTCAAGTTAAAATGCCTCATAACACTAGTGAAAAAAGCACAAGCCCTGTTGCAAAAGGCTCAAACAAACCAGGTGGAACAGTAAGCCAAAGCATGATGAAAGACGGTGGTGGTGAAGGTAAAAAATTGGCTACATCAGCTAAAGTTATGAATACTGGTAATGTAAATGTTCCAGGAGCAAAACAAAAGCTACAAAGTGTTGCAACACCTAAAAACAGTGATGCAGCAGGTAATACCACTAGCCCTAATAACGGAATGTAATAATGTCTGTAGCATTAAGAGAACAACTGAGTTTTGATAGAGCTGGGATGACTGTAGAGAGTGTTACTACAGAATCAGGGGAAAAGAAATTGTACATGGAAGGAATCTTTATTGAAGGTGGTGTAAAAAACCAAAACAAAAGAGTGTATCCTGTGCAAGAAATTAATAAAGCAGTTGGATCTATTAATGAAAAATTGAAGTCAGGCTATAGTGTGTTGGGTGAGTTAGATCATCCAGATGACTTACAAATTAATTTGGACAGGGTATGCCTACAAATTAATGAAATGAAAATGCAAGGAAACAACGGAGTAGGTAAATTGCAAGTTTTACCTACTCCAATGGGAAACATAGTCAAAGCCTTGCTTGAGAGCGGAGTTAAATTAGGAGTAAGTTCAAGAGGAAGTGGCAATGTAGCTGAAGATGGTACTGTTAGTGATTACGAAATTATTACAGTAGACATGGTTGCTCAACCTAGTGCGCCTAATGCTTACCCTACTCCAATTTATGAACGTTTACAGCGAAGTAAAGATGTTGTATCTTTAGCTGAAGCAATACAACATGATAAAACGGCTCAAAACTTTTTTAAAAAAGAAATGGTCAAATTTATTCGGAACCTAGATATTAGGAGAAATTAATGAAAAATGCTTTCGAAGAACTTTTAGGTTCTGAGGTTTTATCAGAAGAAGTTAAAACAACTCTTAGTGAAGCTTGGGAGTCCAAATTAACAGAAGCTAGGCAAGAAATTAAAGCTGAGCTTCGTGAAGAATTTGCCCAACGGTATGAACATGACAAACAAACCATAGTTGAGTCAATGGATCAAATGTTAACAGATGCTATCCAAGCTGAGTTGACAGAGTTTCAAAGTGACAAGCAAAAAATGATTGAGGCTACTGTAGCATATAAGCAAGGTATCCAAGAACATGCTAAGGTTTTAGATAAGTTTGTACTTGAAAACATGGCTAAAGAGATGAAAGAACTTTATGCTGATAAAAAGTTGCAAGAACAAAATTTTAAGAAGTTGGAAAATTTTGTTTTAAAACAGCTAACCACAGAGCTTAACGAATTTTATCAAGATAAAAGAGCTCTCGTAGAACAAAAAGTTAAATTAGTACGTGAAGGCAAAAAAATGATTGCTGAAACACGACACCAATTTATCAAACGAGCAGCTGAAAAGATTGAGAAGCTTGTGGAGTCCACAGTACGTACAGAAATGACTTCTTTACGTGAGGATATCAAACAAGCAAGAGAAAATAATTTTGGTAGAAAGATTTTTGAAACTTTTGCAACAGAGTTTATGACAAGCTATCTTGCAGAAGGAACAGAACTTGCCAAAATGAAAAAGAAGTTGGAAGAATCAAACCAAATGATTCAGCAACAACGAGAACAACTTTCTGAAGCAACGGATGCAGTTAATTTAGTGGAAAGTAAAATAAAGGTAGTTGAAGGTCGTGCTTTGCGAGAAAAAACTATGAATGAATTACTTTCACCACTTAACAAAGATCAACGTGAAATTATGTCAGATCTTTTGGAAAGTGTTCAAACAGACAATTTAAAAGTCGCTTACCAAAAATATTTACCAACTGTTCTTAAAGAGAATAAGAAAGTAGATAAAAATGAGTCTAAAGTGAATCTTGTTGAATCAACAGGAAAGCGAGAGATTACTGGAAATAAACCTTCTTTGAATGAGGCCAATACCAGTGATAAAAATGATTTAGTTTACATTAGAAAACTAGCCGGTTTAGAATAAGGAGACTAACAAATGGCAGATTTATTTGAATCAAGAAACTGGCAGTCCACCAAAGAAGCTCTTTGTGAGGGATTACAAGGAAACAAGAGAACTGTAATGGAAAGTACTCTTGAAAACACAAAGAAATATTTGATGGAACAGGCCACTTCAGGTGCAACCCAAGTTGGTAATATTGCACCATTAAACAAGGTTATTTTACCAGTCATTCGACGTGTAATGCCAACCGTTATTGCTAACGAATTGGTAGGTGTACAACCAATGACCGGACCAGTAGGTCAAATTCACACATTACGTGTACGATATGCTGATACAGCAGCTAATGTTGTAGCAGGTGAAGAAGCAATGTCACCATTTAAGATTGCTGCAAGCTATTCTGGAAATGAAAATGCAACCAATCCTGGACCAAATGCTACAGCTACAATGGAAGGTACTGCTGGTAACAGATTAAACATTCAAGTACTCAAGCAAACTGTGGAAGCTAAAAGCCGCAAGTTGAGTGCAAGATGGACTTTTGAAGCTGCTCAAGATGCTCAGTCTATGCATGGGCTTGATGTTGAAGCAGAAGTAATGGCTGCTTTAGCTCAAGAAATTACTGCAGAAATTGATCAGGAAATTTTGACAAGCTTGGAAAATTTAGCTCCTGCTACAGGAA